AAAGAGCATTAGCTGAAGACGGTTCATCTGCTAGTGTTTACATATCACCTAAAACTTATTATCCGGAGATCTAATGGCAAAGTTTGCAAAAGGGAAACACGCTTTAGCAATCTCTGACCGAAGCGGACTAGCTTTTCCGTGGAGAGAAATGGTTACAGAATGGAATGGTGCGTTTGTACATTACTCAGAGTTTGAACGTAAGCAACCTCAATTAGAACCAACACCTTTTATTGCTGATCCACAAGGTTTAGCAAAAGCAAGACCTGCAAGAACAGAATTTGGAACTACAGATTTTTTACCTCTTAATCCTTTTACTACAGCTTCAAGTTCAACTTTAGTAACTGTATTAGAACCTAACAGTGCAAGAGTAAATAATGACATCGTAAGATTTCAAGCAATTAAATCTCAAACTGTTGGTGGTGTAGCAAAATCTACATTAGAACTAACCACAACTTTAGCTTCAAACATAACTGCAACTGACACAACTATTTCATTAACAGATGCTTCAGCTTTTCCTACAGCAGGATTTTTTATGATTGAAAAAGTAGATGTATCAGATGATGGAGATTCTTATTTTAACAATGAAGTTATTCAATACAGTGGTAAATCAAGTAATGATTTAACAGGATGTGTTAGAGGAACTAACTCACAATTTAGAGGAGTCTTACCCAAAAACACAACTGCCAGCGCTCATAATTCAGGTGCAATTATTGTTGGCGGTTATTCAATAACTATGATACAAACAACTCAACAACAAGCAGGCCAACCTTCTACAATAACTTTAGAAAATAGTTATACGTTTAACTTGGTTTCAAATGCTTCGAGTACAGAAACAGGAGGAGGTATTCAAGTCTTAGCTGGACCGCTGGATACTAAACAAGGATGACATACGACGAATTAAAAACAAAAATCAGAGACTATACAGAAGTTGGATCAACAGTATTATCTGATACTATTTTAGATGGTATTATTCTTGATGCAGAATACAGAATATTTAGAGACATAGATTCTGATAATAACAGAAAATATGTATCAGCCAATCTAGTAGCTTCTACAAGATTTATTGACGCTCCTACAGATGCTTTAGTTATTAGATCTGCTCAGATTGTAGACTCTGAATTAGCTGATGGAAATACTAATCAAGAAAGAGATTTTTTACAATGGAGAGACACAAGTTTTATGTCTGAATTTAACCCAACTGCTGTTACTGGCGTACCAAAATATTATAGCTGGTGGGATGAAAATAGAATTATTGTGGCTCCTACCCCTGATCAAACTTATATAATTCAGTTAAATTATATCTTGAAAGATCCCGGATTATCGAGTACAAATACAACAACATATATAAGTACAAACTTTCCCAATGGACTTCTGTATGCATGCCTTGTCGAGGCTTATGGTTTTCTAAAAGGGCCACAAGACCTCTTGCAATTATACGAACAAAAGTATAAACAAGTGGTAGAAGGCTTCTCTATTGAACAAATGGGAAGAAGAAGACGAGATGAATATCAAAGTGGTGTTCCTCGTATAGGTAAATAGGAGAATAAATTATGGCTATAACACAAGCGATTGCAAACAACTTTAAAAAATTACTACTAGAGGGTGACTCTAATTTTAAGCAAACTGGTGGTGATAAATATAAGTTAGCTCTTTATACTTCTTCAGCTACTCTTAACTCAGCAACAACTTCATTCACAACAGGTAACGAAGTTACTTCATCAAACTACTCATCTGGTGGTGGAGCACTTGTAAACAATCCTACTTCTTTAACAGCAGGTGTTGCAAGAGCAGATTTTGCTGACCTGTCGTTTCAAAACGTTACGTTGACAGCAAGAGGAGCTTTAATTTATAACACATCATCTGCGACTACTAATTCTGCAGTTTGTGTTTTAGATTTCGGAGGAGATAAAACAGCTACAGCAGGTACGTTTACAGTTCAGTTTCCAGCACCGACATCAACAGCAGCGATTTTAAGAATCTCTGGTTAATTAGGAGGTAAACTCCTATGGCAGGATGGAATGTTCAAACATGGGGTCTAGGTACATGGGGATTATTAGGTGATGTTGATGTTTCTGTAACTGGACAAGCTCTATCTTGTTCATTAGGAAATGAATCTATATCTACAGACGTTACTTCTATTCCTACTGGAATTTCTCTTACCACATCTCTTGGAAACGAATCCGTACAAGTTAATCAAGAAGTATCTATTACGGGTGCACCTCTTATAACTGCGGTTTTAGGAACAGCTGATGCAAGTCCTGATGCAATGGCTACTGGTATCGGAGCTACTATGGGTCTTGGTACCGTAGAAGCATTTAATACAACTGGTTGGGGTAGATTAGGATGGGGAGTTAATTCATGGGGTATACCTGGAATTAATGAAACTGTTATTCCTACAGGCATAGCTATGACAGCTGCTTTAGGAACTGGTTCAGAAGCTAAAGGATCAGCTACTGTACTTGCAAATACTTTGAACGTTGCTCAAATAACTTTAGGTATTGTAGATCCTGCACCTGATGCAATGATCACAGGTAATGGAGCTATTTTATCTTTAGGCACAGCAACAATGAAAGGAGATGTTTTACCTGTTGCTACGGGTTTACCTTTAACAGCTGCTTTAGGAACTGGAACAATTGATTTAAATACACCTGTAGATGTTACAGGAATAGCATTAACAGCAGCATTAGGAAATGAAACTACATTCACTGACGTTACAACTACCTTTAATGGTTTTGGATTGACTACAACAGTAGGAAGTGGTAATGCTCTTATCTGGAACGAAATAAATACAGGTTCTGCTCCAATAGATCCTCCTGGATGGAGGGAAGTCGTTGCATAAAGAGTTTGACACTTTCTCTTTATTTTAATAAAATAAACGATATAAGGAATTTAATATGGCGAATTCAACATCAGCAAATTTAAAACTTACAGTACAAGCAACTGGGGAAAACTCAGGAACTTGGGGACAAATTACAAATACTAACCTTTTAATTTTAGAACAAGCGATCGGTGGTTTTACTACTTTTAATATTACTAACGCTGCTAGATCTTTAACTTTTACTAATGGTGCTTTATCAAATGGTAAAAATGAAGTTATTAAATTAACAGGAACTTTAGCTTCTAACTTAACAGTAAGTATTCCAAACTCACTTGAAAAAACTTATTTAGTTGAAGACGCGTGTAATCATGCTGGAAATACTTTAACTTTTAAAACTGCATCTGGAACAGGTGTATTATTATGTGAAGGAAATAATTACACATTATATTCTGATGGAACAAATGTTGTAAAACTTCATGAACAAAGAAATTGGAGAGCAGTATCAGCAGCAGAAACAGTTCAAGCTGGTGCTAAACTTTTAGTAAATACAAATGGTGGAGCAGTAACAATTACGCTCCCAGCTTCACCCGCTACAGGAGATGAAGTACATTTTGTAGATCAAGGTTATGATTTCAATACTAACGCATTGACTGTTGGTAGAAACTCTTCTAATATAGCTAATGCAGCATCTGATCTTGTAGTTAATACTCAAGGCGCAGCTTTTTCATTAGTATTCTCAGGAGATGCTACAACAGGATGGACTTACACGGAGAAATAATATGTCAAATTACGAAGCAACAAAATACGATTTTTCAGGAGCAAACCTTACAGGTATCGAGGGAATTCCTACAGCGACTATTGTGCCGTGGTCTTCTGCATCAGTGCCAACAGGTTTCTTAGAATGTAATGGTCAAGCAGTATCAAGAAGCACTTACTCAGCGTTATTTGCAATTGTAGGAACAACTTACGGTGCAGGTAATGGTTCATCAACTTTTAACGTACCAGATTTACAAAACAATGTTGCAGTTGGAAAATCTAATAATAAAGCTTTAGCATCAACTGGTGGAGCAAACACAGTTACTTCAACTGGAAACGTTGGGGGCTCTACAGCAAATGCTACTTTATCAACAGCGCAATTAGCATCACACAGTCACCAAACTGGTATTACAACTAGTAACCCTGGTGGAATGTCTATGCAAATAGTTCAATCTTCAGGTGGAGTAAATCCAGCACCTAATAACACAGGTAACACAGGATCTGGTCAAGGTCACTCTCACAATATGAGTGCAACTTTTTCAGGAGATGCAACATCAGTTTTACAACCTTATTTAACAGTTATTTATATTATTAAGACATAGGAGAAATTATGGCAACAAACGCACAATGGACAGTAGTATTTCAAGACAAGATGATAATTAAAAATCATGCTGAAGGTGCTTCGGAAGGAATTGGATATGTTATCTCTGATGATTCTTTTTGGGCACAAGGTAAGTTTTCAAACATTTGGGCTATTCAATATGGAACATCTAATCCAAGTGACACTGTAGAATACCAAGATGATACTCCTCATTCTAGCTGGGAAGATGCAAGCTTAGGTGACTTTACAGACTTTACTACTAGATGGGATTCAGCTCATTTAAATCAATTACAAATTGATTGGGATATTAATAATGTTGCAGATGAAACTGCAGATGACAAAATCGCTAGACTAGGTGCAAGACCTACTTCTTACTCCTCATAGTTTTTAAAATTTTTAAATCTTCATCAGAAGAAATATTACCTGTTTTTTTTAAATAATTATCATATGCATGATCTTTAAAGTATCCATTTTTATTTACATAATGAAAAAATACTTGAGCCATTCCTTCTCCTTTATAAATACCAGGTCTTCCATGTTTGTGATCGCAACCTGCATACAATAAAGCGTCTCCTTCTTCTAATTCAATTGTTTCTTTTTCTATAGTTAAAGGCCAATTATCATATTTTTTTATACAAGCAGTTATAGATATTTCACAAGAGGGTCTATCTACATGATTAGATAATGTAGCTCCAAATACATAATATCTCCAATAAGTGTATGTTGGAAATAATTTTAAATTAGATTCTTCTTCAACTTTAGATAATTTAATATCTAATAAAGCAGTCATTAAAGGATCATAATACCAAGCGGGTGAAAAAGATTGATTGTCTATTAAATAATCTTTATTTTGATCTAGTTTATTGTAACAATACTTTTGAAGAATATCTAATTCTTCTTTTTTAAAAAAATTTTTTATTAGTTTATGTTTTATTGAAGCCATGCGACTATGCTATATCGTGTTCCTTTGGTGACTGGCTGAATACTATGTGGATACATAAAATTACTTGGAAAAAATACTATAGATCCTTTTTCTAATTTTAATCTCTTAATTTCTTTTTCTTTTTGATCTGTAAATATTAAATCTCCACCTTCATAATCATCATTTAAATTCATAATTACGCTTAAATGTCTTGATGAATTAGTAAAATGATCTGTGTGAACTTCATATTTTCCACCAATTGAATATTTTAATAAATCTATTTGATTTATTTTGTAACTAGTCATCTGGGGAAATTTTATTTTATAATAATTATATAGTCTTTCTATTTCTTGTTTTATTAAATTCCAATAAAATAAATTAGTTGGCGTATCTAAATTTAAATTATATCCTTTTACATCTCTAACATTTTTATTTATCCCTTTGCTTACATGTAAATTTTCTTTAATTTTGTGTTTTGCTAAAGGAATTATTTTTTTAATTAAATTTGGATCTACAATTTTTTTTATTTCAACTATATATTCAGTGATATTCATTTATCTTAACATCATCCAAGATGTTATAATATATTTTTCACCAGACAACGGTGGATTGCCTCTGTGCAAATAAGGAAATGCAGCAGGCCAAATTACTATTCTACCTTTTTTAGGTTTTACTCTTTTTGAAAAATGTAAAAATTCTGTTTCTCCACCTTCTTCTACATCATTTAAATAAATAGAAAAAACAAAAGCTCTAGCTTCATTATCAAATCCTTTATTATGTTCAATATGCCAAACATGATATCCTTCAGTAGGTAAAGTTTTTTGAATTTTTAATTGAGTAAGGTTGAAATTTCCATATGCATCCTCTGCTCCTGTATTTTTTATGTAGTGATTCCAAGCTAATTCATAATTCACCATCATGGTTTTTAAGTCTTCCCACCATACTTCTATATTATGACCACCAGCAAAATATTGTTGATCCTGTTTTTGTAAAATTGAAGAGTTTTCACCACCAATTCTATTTACAGTTTTATTAAATTTATCTTGATTTTCAAATACTGCTATAGCTTTATTACATTCTTCTTCAGTAATGTAATTATCGTATACTCCAATAAAATTGGAAATATTAACTGTTTTATGATTTTCCATTGCTTAATTTTTTATTGTATTCAAAATATTTGTTTTCTGTGATATTAAATACTAAACTATATCTACTATTTTCTGATGGAGATTCATCAAAACCGTGTAGTATTTGAGGTGGAAATACATAATAATCTCCTGGCTCTGGAGTTATTTTTAAATTTAATTCTGGACAAATCAAATCTGATCCTTTGGTTAAATATAATATACCATGAATGCATGGATGTGTATGATATTGTAAACTGTCTCCTTTTTTTATTTCAGTTCCCCAAGCCTCTTGCACTGTTCTTTTTTCAAAAAAATGTGTAAACATTTCACTATGAGTAAGTTGATGTTTGTTTATTAAGTAAGTCATAAAATTTACAAAATAAGGTTTATCTAAAAAATAAAGCCAATCGGTCATGCCTCCCTTAACGTTGGTATAATTTTTCATTTCAGGATCTAAATTAGATTTAACCTCCATAAGGAGGTTATGAATTATTTCTGGATAAGGATAATTACCAAATATTATATTAACCGTTCTAGGATAAGTAATACTTAGACTATTTTTTTCTTCACTTATTGGGTTATTTTTAGTAAGCAAACTAATCATTTTGCATCTTTCCTTCTTTAAAAAACTATTATATAATCCATTATATGCTACAAAAATTAAATTTCAAGCCTGGATTTAACAAACAAGACACCGAATCAGGGGCCGAAGGTCAATGGACAGATGGTGATTTTGTTAGATTTAGATATGGATTGCCTGAAAAGATAGGTG